GGATGACCCCGACGCTTACTTTAACCATCGGCTGACCGGCGTAATGCCGCAGTTGACGGAGCAGATTAAAGCCGAGCTCAGGGCCGACCGCATCCGGGAAAGCGCAACTGAGGCGCGAAGCAAATACCAAGATTATGACCAGGCCATCGACGTGTTTCACGAGATCGCCGCGCAGAATCCCGCGCTTTACCAGCAGATGGAAATGGCCCGCGACCCTGCGGAGTTCGCTTACTCGAAGGCCAAGTCAGAACTTGAGATTCGCCAGCACGGCGGACTTGATGGTTTGATCGAAGCCCGCGTGAAGGCGGCTCTGGAGAAAGCGCAGCCGGCTCCCGTCCAGACACCTCCGGTTCCCGACACACTCGCGGATGCTCAGAGTGCGCGTGGATCGTCAGCAGAGACGCTGCACATCCCCACGTTCGACGAGATCCTGAAACGCTAACCACAGATGCCACGCCGTGAGGCGTCGCGTCCCAGCGCCCCTTCGGGGGCCAGAAGGAACCTCCAATGGCTTTGACTACCGTTACCACCAACCTCATTGAACAGAGGTGGGATAACGACTTCTTCACGTCCTACGTCCGCAAGAACCGCTTCAATCGGTACATGGGCACGGACGAGAACGCCGTTATCCAGATCAAGGAAGACCTCACCAAGAATCCGGGCGACCGTATTCACCTCGCGCTCGTCACCGAGCTGACCGGATCAGGTCAGACCGGCGACGGACTGCTCGAGGGCAACGAAGAGGCGCTTTCGCAGTACGAGTTCCCGATCGCCGTTTCGACCATCCGCCACGCTGTTGCCGTCACCGACAACCAGCAGCAGTTCACCGGCATTCAGCTTCGCGACGCCGCGAAAACGATGCTTCAGAACTGGGCGATGAAGAAGCTGCGTACGGACCTCATCACGCAGCTCGGCGCGATCTACGTTTCGGGCACCGGCCTTGTTGCTTACGGCTCGGCCAGCGCCGGCCAGCGCAATACCTGGGAGACCAACAACTCCGACCGTATTGTTCTGGGTGACGGCACCGTTGCCAACAGCGGCGTTCTCGCCACCGACCTCGCCTCGGTCACTTCTTCGATGAAGCTGACCAAGGACGTGGTTTCCAAGCTGAAGCGTGTCGCGGAGGTCGCATCGCCGATCATCCGTCCGGTGCGCGTCGGCGAGGACAGCGAGAACTATGTCCTGTTCGTCGGTTCGGGTGCGTTCCGCGACCTCAAGAGCGACCTCGCAACCACGTTGCAGAACGCTCAGGAGCGCGGCGACGGCAACCCGCTCTTCAATGACGGCGACCTGATGTATGACGGCGTTGTCATCCGCAAGATCCAGGAGATTGCGACCCTCGGCAACGTGGGTGCCTCCTCGGCTCGTGTCGAGCCGGTGTATCTCTGCGGCGCGCAAGCCCTTGGCGTTGCCTGGGCTCAGCGCACGAAGAGCCGCACGGACGAGCGCGACTACGGTTTCGTGCATGGCGTCGGCATCCACGAGATGCGCGGCGTGCAGAAGATCGTGTTCAACTCGAAGGACAACGGCATCGTGACCGGCTTCGTCGGCGCGGCTGCTCCGTAAGTCTGAGTAACTGAGGGGTCGGGGCTTAATCGCTCCGGCCCCCTTTTCTTCCATCGAGACGGGGGATTGCATGGCGACTTGTCTCGAAGTGATTTCCTACGCCATGCGCCAAGCCAAAATCCTTGGGCTGGGCAAGGAGCCGAAGGCCGCTGAAGCCGAAGAAGGCATGGCGGCGCTACAGTCGCTCTACGACCAGTGGCGCATCGGCGGAATGTTCGGGCAGCTCACCGACGTTTATCTCGATAGCGATGACGTGGCCGAAGAGGGCAAGCGCTATTACGTTCCCTCGGCCTCCACGCTCACCGCTCCAACGAGCGAATATGTCGATAGCTACGGCATTGTCCGCCAGCCTCGCGACCTCGCGCTGTATGAATCGCTCGATAGCGACGGAAATCAAACAGCCAAGCTTTACGACCGCACGGCATGGGTTGACCTCCTCGGGCTAGGACTGAGCGACATCGCCCCGCTTTCGGGCCGCAACGCCTACGGGCTAGCAGCGTGCCTCGCGACCTCCGGCGGGTTCATCTCGGTATTCGGCGGACAGGTCGATGAGCCGACCGTGGCGCTGGCAAGGCATTTCCTGTCGAGCCTGATGGGCAAGCAGGGCTCGACGCAGGACACCAGCGGCGCGGAGTATTACTAGGTGCCGTCGATCACCTTCGGCACGCAGGCCTACCGTCGATCGGACGGCAACTTTCCAGAACTCGTGCTCATCAACATGTTTGTCGAGAAAGCCGTCACGAGCGAAAACCAGGTTGCGATTATTTCGCGGTCCGGACTGGTTCCGTATATCGAGAATGGCGGCGGCCCGATCACCGGCATTTATGCCCGCAAGGGGACATTCGGCGGGGACGTGTTCACGATCTCCGACGGCGATCTCTACCAAGACACGAGTTCGCTAGGTGCAATTACCGGAGCTGGAGCGGTTTCGTTTGCTGGAGCTGCAACCGAGCTGTTAGTCACGATGGGCGGCACGCTTTACAGCTATGACGGCGCAACGCTGGCGGATTCAACCTTCGCAGGCTCGCTGTCCAATGACGTAACTGCAGTCTGTTTCATCGGGGACTTGTTCGTTGCCGTTGAGGCGGATTCGGCGCGGATATTCTGGTCTGCCCCGCTCGATGGGAGGACGTGGGACGCGCTGGATTTCGGGACTGCCGAGCGAGAAGCCGACAATCTTCTCGACGTTGCTCCTCTGGGCGACAACCTATGGTTGTTCGGCGAGGAAACCGTTGAAGTTTGGGCGCATAGTGGCGATGCAGACCTTCCGTTCACGCCGCTGGAGAACGTCGCCTTCGACAAGGGCATCATGGCGACCGGCTGCGTCACCCATGCCGACAATACGCTTTTCTTCATCGGCTCAAACCGGGTTGTTTACCGCGTTGCCGACGTTCCCCAGCGGATTTCGGACAATTCGATCGAAGAGCGCATATTGGCATCGACGGGCGCAAGTCTGTTTTCGTTCCAGTTCGAGGGTCACGAGTTCGTCTGTGTCCGCCTGGATGACGAGACACTAGCCTTCGATTGCTCGACCGGGGAATGGTGCGAGTTTCAGAGCGTGCAGGGCAACTGGTTTGCCCGGAACGCCGTAACCGTCGGGGAAACGACCTATCTGGGCTCCGATAGCGACGGACAGGTGATGAACTTCGGGGGTTGGGACGATCTCGGCTCGGAACTGGAGCGAAGGTTTACTGGGGCCGCCCCGCTGGATGCGCCTACTTCGATCAATTCGGTAAAGTTGTGGGCGAATACCGGCGCAACCACCGTGCTTAACGGCCAGGGCTCGGATCCCGTCATTGAAATGCGCTTCTCCGATGATGCTGGAAACACTTGGGGTGAGTGGGAAGCGGACAGCCTGGGGGCCACTGGCGAATACCGCTCGGTTCCAGAATGCCGCGCCTTGGGAATGTTCGACTTTCCGGGATTCATGATGGAAGCGCGAGTTACTGACCCCGTTCCATTCAGGGTCAGCGCGATCAAGGTCAACGATCCAGTCGGCGGACGATCACGCTAGTGGCGCGGCTCCTTTCGCGACTTGCGGACTTCGGTCTCGCCGGGGTTCCGCAAGCGGTAAAAACATGGTCACAGCGCGTCTGTGAGCAGATCGAGAAGCAATTCACCAACATCCTCGAAGCGCTGATTACCATCGACGACGTAGCGCCGATCACCATTTCGGCGGACTATGCAGGGGTTGTCACTCCTTCCGACCAGCTACCGAAAACCGTCCTGTTTAAGCTGCGCGAAGGGTCAACCGACGTAACCACCGATGCCGCATGGACGGTCTCGACAGATAGCGGAGACATCACAGGCTCGATCGGGGCTTCGACCGGGGCTTACACGTTCACCGATATTGGATCGTCGGCTGTGGTCACGGCTCAGGCGGTCTACCAAGGCATCACGCGAACGCGGAAGCTGCCGATTACTTTTACGACTGGCACCCCTCCGGCAAGCGGGAGTGGCGGCGGGTCAAGCGCCAGCACTTCCACGTTCAGCACATTCAATTCGACCGCGATGGCAACCGTGGCTTCAATCACGGTTACGGCGGGTTCCGGGGGGATTGTCGATCTCGCGGCCCCGTTGCGCCTGATTACCTTTAGCGGCGCTCCCAGCGGCACATTCCAGGCGCATGGCATCTGGCAATGGGATTCGACCGGCGGCGGGGTGTGGGTTGACCTTGGAACAGAGACCACGAGCAGCCCGGATTGCGTTGTCTTTCTCGACTTCGATTCCGGCGAATATGGCGAAAACGACGGAACGCTTTCGGTTTCCTACCACAAGACGGGCCTGACCTCCGGCAGTTCCTACAACTTCAGGCTCCAGGCTAGAAACCATAGCGGAACGCGGACGATGAGCCTTGCGGGGACGGCAAGCGGTGTCGGTTCGTAAGGCCTCGGTCGAGGACGCTGACCAGCTTAGCCGATGGGTTTTAAGGGATTTCGGCTCGCAGTCTGACTTCACGGGATTCTTCGCCTGTCCTCGCAATGTTTGCTTCATCGCCGGGGAGGGCGCGGCCTTCTTCGCATGGCACGGGCCGGGAATTTACGAAACGCACTGCTGCTTCGACGAACGTGGGCGAGAGGTGCGCGATCTGTCGCTGACGATTTTGCAAAAGATGAGGGATGAGCACGCCGCGCGCCTGATCTGGGCCGCAATCCCGAACGCAAGTCGCAAGGTCAAAATTTACGCCCGCTGGCTCGGCTTCAAGTCCGCTGGCGCACTCGATGACGACAACGAACTCTTTACGCTGGAGAACTGGTAGATGCCCGTTCCTTTGATTGCAGCCGGTGTTGCCGCTGTTGGCTCCATCGGCGGCGCGCTTATCTCATCAGGTTCGCAGAAGAGCGCAGCCAATCAGGCTGCCGCAGCTCAGCAGGCGGCGACTGACTCGCAGCTCCAGCTTGGCCGCGAGAACATCGCCTTCCAGCAGGGCATCTACGACAAGAACACCGCGTTGCTCAATCCATTCGTCCAGCGCGGCAATGTAGCTGGCAACCAGATCAACGCGCTGCTCGGTCTCGGCGGAACGCAGCCTGTCCCGACCTCCGCCGCGCAGACGGGAACACAAACTCCGGCCACAGGTCCGGCCCAGACAACCGGGGTCGTCTCGCAAACGCCGGTCGCGGGCGGAGCGAACACGATCTTTGGGCGCAAGACGATCGGCTTCAACCCGGAAACCGGAGCGACCGATTTCACCATGCCGTCAACCGCTTGGTATGCCCAACCCGCACAGCAAGCCGCCACGGCACCAACAACCCCGGCAACGACCGCTGTTGGCGGAACTACTCCCGCAGCAACGGGTCAGACAGCCCAACAGGCAGCTTCCGCTGCCTTCAACCAGTTCGCTCACTCGGCGGGGATCGACTTCCAGCTCCAGCAGGGAACCAACGCGCTCCAGAACTCGGCGGCGGCGCGGGGAATGCTTCAGTCGGGAGCGACGCTGAAAGCCCTCCAGAATTATGGGCAGAACACGGCGCTCAACAACTACTTCATGCCCTACCTGGGATTGCTTCAGGGGCAGCAGGCAACGGGAGCTCAGTCAGGCGCGGCCATTGCTGGCGTCGGCTCGAACTTCGGCAACACGGTGTCCAATATCTACGGACAGCAGGCCGGAGCGATCCAGAACGGCGCGGACGCAGCTTCAAATGCGGCGCTGCTTCGAGGTCAGGCGAACGCGGGCCTCGGCAACACCATCGGCAGTGCTTTGGGCGGATTGGCGTCAAGCTTCTTCCAGCCCATCCCGTATGCAGCTCCGGCGGTGGCGAGCGGTGGGTATAACCTTGGCGGTGGGACTTCCAATTACTTCGCCAGCAACCCCTTCGGCGGGGTCCAATACTGATGGACGACCTCGAAGCTCTCAAGCGCAAGCTGACCGCGCGAGAGAACCGCAGCGGGTTCAACTCGAACGTCGAAGCCCTGAAACAACGCATTGCCGAAATGGAGGCTCAGAATGGCGGTTGATTGGGCGCTTGGACTTCAGCAAGGTAACGCCGGAG